TTTCATCTGGCGCTGGTGACGTGAGTAAAGTCGCAAGCGTTGTTGGTGATGCTTACGGGAATTTAGAAAATTTAATTGAAAATCCGTCTGGAGATGTTGCTGAAAAAGCAATACAAAGCATTAACGCAGCGTATGATATAGCAAACAAAAGCACGGAAATTGAAAAGGTTGGTTCGGAAGTTATTGACAGTGGAGAAACTGGAAGAATTATCCCTCCAGCAGCTGCCGATACTTTAATTACCGTCGCTGATTCCATAGCAATCGCTAACGCCCTAGAAGACCCAAGTGCAAAAAACCTTACTAATGCCTACTCTGCCGCAGACAACCTTGTTGAAAGATTTGGAGCAGATGGAGTGGGTCTGCCAGCTGGGGAATCTATTGGCTTAATAGGTACTGCATTGACTGGTATTGAAGCCCTTGACGGAGGTATTGATAGCGTTGGTGAGGCTGCTGCCGTTGCTGCTGCTACACAGGCTGCTGCCGCAATAGTTGAGCAAGTTGCAACAGATGCTGCTGTGAAAGCTGCTGCGACTTCAACCGCTGCTGCTGCGGGTGCGGCAGGTTCATTCTTAAACCCGATTGCAACGGCAATAGCTATTGAAGATATCCTTGCAGAAGACCTTAGCGTAAAAGACATATTGCAAAACTTGCCGTTAGGTCTTGGTAGGGTATTTGGCGGCGGTGGCTCTAGTTTTGGAACAGCAGACCTCGCTCGTGATGCCCAAGGCAACTACATTATTGGTGCGGAAAAAAGTAAAAACAAAGGTTTTAAATATATCCTGCCAGAAACAAATGCGGCTGGTTATGTTCTTAAAGCTCTTGAAGACAGATATGGTTATGAGTTTGACCCCGATGCTTGGGGAAAAGTCAACAAAAGAGTTACGTTTGACAACAAAGGCGGGAAAAATAAAACACCTTTTGGAAGAACGTCTCAGGATATTGTTGTTGACGCGCTTCAAAAAGGCGCTTTGAAAGCAACGCCAAACACATCGACGGATATTGATTGGACTGATTTATTTACAGAGGCTCGTGAAAAAAGTGGGCAATCTGGCGCTGGCACAAAAACCTACTACAAAACTCGCGCTCAAATAGAGATGGAAGAAGCACAAAAAGAGGTAGAGGCTAACTTACAAGAATTTCTTAAAAATTTTGATTTTGACTTATTAAAAGGATTAAATTTAGGTGGCTTTATCTAAGTGGAATATAACATTTGTTATAACGTCCATCACAATACCTCTTGCACAAAAAGCATTGTGTGGTATTTTTGCAACAGTATAGGAGACTGTTATGAGTGAAGGGAAGTTAATGGCCGAGCAATCCAGAGGGGAACGCGCAGCTGCGTTATTGCGCGACCCTTTAATTGCTGAAACGTTTGATGCACTTGAGGAGAAGTATATCAACGATTGGAAAGATTCCTCGACTGTAGAAAGTCGAGAAACGCTCTTTCAAATGTATCAAGCACTAATGGTGGTGCGAGACCATTTGACGGAAGTTGTCGAGACAGGCAACTTAGCGAAGCTGGAGATTAACCTCCAGAGAAATCCTAAGAGGAGATAAGACATGGCTGACGAAACTACTACCCTACTGGGTGCAGGTGAGTCCCTAACGAAAAGTCAAGCGATTGACGAACTCTTGAACATGAACGCCCCCGAAGAGGCAAGCGATGAAGTTCTAGAGCCTAATGCTGAAGTTGAAGAAGTCGAAGAGATTGACGAAACTGAGGCGACATCTGAAGATGAGTATGACGAGGGCGACGCTGAAGAGCTATCCGAATCCGATGACGAAGACGATGATGATGAAGAGTATGACGTTGATGTTTCCGAGATTGAGGAAGTAGAAGACGAAGATACTTATTACACTGTGAAGGTTGATGGCGAAGAGAAGCAAGTTAAGGCCGACGAGCTTGTCAAGTCCTACCAGTTGGAACAGGCAGCGCAAAAGCGTATGCAAGAAGCTGCGGAGATTCGCAAGAACTCTGAAACAGAAATGCAGGCTTTAGCGCAACAGCGCGAGAAGTATGGTCGAGCTTTAGAAGCTATTGAGACCCAGCTTAACTCGGTGCAAGAGCAACCCAAAGAATATTGGGATAATCTCTATCAGGAAGACCCGTTGGAATGGGCGCGTCAGCGTGACAACTACCGAGACCGCAAAGAAAGTCTCCAAAAAGTTCAAGCCGAACGTGTGCGTATTCAACAGGAGCAGCAAGCTCAGTTGGCGCAACAGCACCAGCAGTATCTTGCAGAGCAACAACAACAGTTGCTTGAGCGTATTCCTGAGTGGCGTAACGAGGAAATTGCAGCCAAGGAAAAGCAAAACGTAATTACATACGCACAGCGTCTGGGTTACACGGAGCAAGAACTGGCATCTGCAAGTGATTCACGGGCTATCGAAGCCTTACGCAAAGCATACCTTTATGACGAGCTTATGTCTAAAAAGCCAGCGGCTCAGAAGAAGGTAACTAAAGCACCAAAATCAGTTAAGTCTGGCACCCCCACTACTAAGAAGCAGGCTAATGCTAATCGCGGTAAACAGGCACTAGAACGCCTAAATAAAACTGGCAGCAAAGATGCTGCTGTAGATTTACTTTTAGAAAGAATGAGGTCTTAAAATGGCTACTTTTACTACTGCGACCGCCGTTGGCGAACGCGAAGATTTGAGCGACGTAATCACTCGAATCGACCCTGATGAAACACCAGTGTTTTCTGCTCTGAAAAAAGAGACAGGCAATGGTGTATTTGTCGAATGGCAAGTCCAAGAGTTGGCTGCTGCTTCAGCAACTAACTATGTAAACGAAGGTGCTGACGCTGCTTTGGCTACACCTACTGCTACAACTCGCTTGGGCAACTACATGCAAATCTCTGTCAAAGATGCACAGATTTCTGGCACTTTGGATGCAGTTGATAAAGCTGGTCGTGACAAGGAAACTGCCTATCAGAAAGTTCTGAAAGGCTTGGAGCTTCGTCGTGACATTGAAAAATCACTGCATGCAGACACCGCACGTTCAGGTTCAGACCCACGTAAAGCTGGTTCACTGTCAAGCTGGATTTCCAACGTATCTGTTGGTGCCACTGGCGCTGCCCCAACTGGCGACGGTTCAGACCTGCCAACAGGCGGCACTGACCGTGACCTGACTTTGGCCATGATTGACGAAGCCATGCAAGCTGCTTACACCGATGGTGGCCAGCCAAACATGCTCGTTGTATCTCCTGCCAAAAAAGTTGCTTTCAGCGACTTGAATGGTGGTTCAGTTGCAACAAACCAAATCAACTACACTGCTCCACGTGAAGCAGCTATCGTTGGTTCAGTTTCTTTGTATCTGTCTGACTTTGGTCAACTGGATGTTGTCATCGACCGTTTCGCGTCTGATGACCGTGTGTATCTGCTTGATAGCGACTATGCTTCAATCTGCACACTGCCAAGCCGTAACTTCGCTGTTAGCGAACTTGCTCGCACTGGCGACAGCGAGAAATTCCAAATCGTGACTGAGTGGACACTTAAAGTATCTGCTCCTAAAGCTCACGGCGCTGTGTACGACCTTAACTAAGGTCAACAAGTTTGGGGGTGGCATCAATCGGCGATGCCACCCCTTTTACTTATGAGGAGATGTTATGAAGAAACGATTGGTTTCAACTGATAAAATTGCTGGCAAGGAAACTTGGGCGCATATCGAAGACGATGGGAATATGGTTTTCGAGACTAAACAAAATATCGACAATCTGATTAAAAAGAACAGGGAAGAGCAAAACGAATATCGTAAAGATAGTTTGATTGGGAACACGCAAAGGCATCAACAGAAGGTTGCAGAAATTCCAACAGCACTGTATCATAAGCTATTGCTAGAGCTAGGCGAACCACGGGACAATCCTAATGGGTGGAAAAAGTGGCTCAATGATTATGACAACAGGGTCTTTAGAACAAGTGGCGGAAGCGTATAATGGCAATAGGAACTTACAGCGAACTGAAAACTGCTATTGCAAATTTTCTTGCTCGTGATGATTTAACCGACCGTATCCCAGAATTTATTTCTCTCGCTGAGGCTCGGATGGGGCGTGAGCTTAGCACACGCTCTCAGGAGAAGCGCTCTACAGCAACCATCTCTGGCGGTGATGCGTTTGTATCTTTGCCTACAGACTTGCGTTCTGTGCGTCTTGTAAAGCTAAATACAGCACCTACAGAGGTGCTTGA